CGGTATGAGTATATGTGTAATGGACATCATAAAACTTGAGCCGTATAGTTCTGAGGTGCTCATGTTTATAAAGGGTTGTGACTATGATGAGGTCGTAGCATGGTTTAAGGAGCACTGTTCAAAGACTTCAGAAAAAAAGTTGTCAAAGATCAAACATCATTATGCTTGGTATGAGGAGTACCTAGATTTTTTTAGCAGGATTAAGGAAGAGATTAATACAGCAAATGAAGGTAAGTCTACAGTAGTTGGTCATTATCTTTCTAAAAATCTTAAGTGTGAGCCGGGAAATAAAATCAGATTGATTCTTTTAAGAGATGATTGGGAGCCTAGTAGTCCTAATCATATGGTAACTTTAGCACATGAGGTTCTTCATTTGTGTCAGGAGTTCTTACCAAACTTTTTGAATAGAGATGAGGAGCATGAAGCCGAAGCATATTTTCATACATATATTATGCGTTGGGTTGTTAAATTATTTGAGTAATTTTACAGTAAATCAATAAATTAAATATTATGAAAGAACAAATTGTAAAACACCTAGAAGGTGACCAAGAGATTGAGTTGTTAGTGATTGACTTTGGTAAGAATGGTCAAGGTATCACAGATGAGTTACTTCTTGTAGGAAAAAGAATTGAAGAACTTAGTAAGGTATATAATGTGTATATGCACTATGACAGTTTTATTGATACAGCAGATGATGTGTATACTCTGAAGTTTGTAATTAGTAGTAAAAATAAAAGAATAGAAGAATAAACTCCACCGTTACTTGTTAACGGAACCCCATAGTGATACTGTTGCTATGGAATCCCTCCCTGTGACTTCAATGTCCGCAGGATCAAGTACCAGGTAGCATACCCGTAAGATCTGCTCACTAGTCCTGGTCTTCTCGTTATTGGGAAAGAGAATCTGCTGTAGATTCTGGGTGACGACCCACACCTACTCAGCCTTATAACTAATAACACCCCCCTAGTAAGTCTGTCTGATCAACAGAAACTGCTAGGGGTTTTTTATTTAAAAAAGTTTTTTATATTTGTACATGGCACAATTGTTTAAAACCAAACCACTTATGGTAGAGGCTGTTCAATGGAACGGAAAGAATCATTTGGAGATTATGAACTTTTGTGAGACTTGTTATTTTACAACTCATGGTCATGTAAAAGATCTTTTATTAGATCCGGCCGAAAGTAATGAGGTTGTTTGTCTTAATGATTTTATAGTAAAGACAGTAACAGGTAAATATATGGCATACACACCTGAAGCTTTTATAGCAACATTTGAGAATGCATGACACAACATCAGTTGGACATATGGCACAAACTAACGGCTGAGTCAGAAACCAACTTAGAAGCACGTATTAAATTTGATAAATATATGGAAGAACAAGTACAAGTAGGAATTGAAGAAAAGAGATTACCTACATTTGGAGAACAGTTAGTAGGATTAAGTTTTAATCCAAGTGGAGATGAAGATGTTCATAGAGTAAAAGAATTAGCAGCAGAAATGGCTGAGATTCTAAAGAGAAGATACTCTAGTGATGAGAAGACTCCAGTAAAAAGTTTGTTGTTTGATCATGCGGTAGGAGAAATCCTTAATGCTCAAATGACAGTAGTAAAAGTTATTACATTAAAATAAAATCATGAAATTACACGGAAAAAGAATACTAGTAAATAAACCTGAGGTAAAAGAATCAGCGTTTGAATTGTCTGAGAAAGATAAAGCATTACTAGAAGCAGAAATGAGAACTAAGTGGACAGCACTTGAGATCTTTGCAGTAGGTGATGAAGTTGAGAAGTTTGAAGTTGGGGATAAAGTATATCTTCAAATGAATGCACTCAATACCTCAGAAGTAATTGATGTTGATGGAGCTCTTAAGCTTATGGTGCGAGAGCATGATATTGCAATCACATGGTAAACTTTAGCCAAGAAGCTGAAGAGCAATATGAAAAAGTTATTTGCTCTAAAGAGGAGATCAGTGGTACTCCACTTGATGTATCTAGTAGGATTATCATTGTTAATGATGCTACTAGACCAAATCACTATGGTGGTAAGGATTCTGTGTATGAAGTATTTAATGTACTAGAAGCTTGGGGATTAGATAAAGATTTCTATCTTGGTAATGTAATTAAGTACTTAGCTAGAGCTGGAAAGAAAAGTAAAACTACTACAAAAGAAGATTTACAAAAAGCTTTAGTATATTTACAAAGAAGAATAGATTCATTATGATCTGGTTGAAAATATTATTAGCAGTTTTTGCAGTAGGAATTATTGCAATGTTCTGGATTGTCATTAATGCAATGACAAGACCTGTCTACAACAAGATGTACAACATGTATATTGAAGATGAGAAAGGCAGAGCTATTGCTAATTGGACTATAGGAGCTTTAATAATAGTTTCATTCTTATTTGGATATTTTTTAGGATAGCGATCTAACACCTACCCTGTCAAGAAAGTCCCTGGTTTATACCGGGGATTTTTGTTTATTAAAGATTTTTTTAGTATATTATAATGTATACATTTAATATTTATAACCATGGACATTTTAAATTTTATTTCTTGGATTAAAGCTGGGAACTATAGAACAGCTCTTCCAACAGACGTTGACAACTTAATTGCAGTAGGTGCAAAAGATCCTTCTCGTGATGATGGATATCTTCCACTTGCTGTTAATGCAGCACCTTTGCAATCATTGTATAATGCGGGTAATGTTACTCAATTAACAAGTATTACCACTGGTGTTGCTGTAGAAGCTTTAAATGGTGTTATTACTACTGTTTCTTCTACTCTTGCTGCTGAAACTAAAACTTCATTTACAGTAACTAACTCACTTGTTACAACTGCTTCTAAAATTTTAGTATCTGTTGTTTATGATGAAGCTGCTACTGGTATTCCAGTTGTAGGTGTAGCTGATATTGCGGCAGGTTCTTTTAAAGTAGTTCTTAGTAATGCTTCAAGTGCAGCTGCATTAAACAATGTAGTTAAAGTTCACTTCTTGATTATTGCGTAATGTTAAATAATCTCACCAACTTATTTAATCTCATCAAATCCGGGATGGTGAAAACTGTCCTGGAAGATGGGGATTTGTTTGTAGTAGGCACACAAGATAGTAGATATGATGGTGGATATAAGCCTACAATTGCCCCTTTAAATACTGTGGTTCAGGCAGTTATATCAGAACTACCTCCTGCACCACCAAGTTTATATGGGTTATTTGCACAAACAGAAGATGCTACTGCAGTAACAAATACAACAGATGAAACAACTATTATTGGTAATGGAGTAGGTACTCTTTCTGTTCCAGCTAATAGTTTTCAAGTCGGAGATTCTTTTCATGCAAAGTTGATAGGTAAAATTTCTTGTATTGGATCTGCAGAATTACAAATAAGAGTTAAAACAATTTCTGGTGTTTTACTTGCGGATACTGGTGTAATTGCATTAGACGCATCTACAGATAGAAATTGGGAAATCAATGTCTATTTTACAGTAAGAGAATTAGGTGCTGTAGGTACAGCATCAATTGTATCTGGAGGTATATTCTCATACATTAAAAACTCAGGAGCTAATTTTGAGGGTATGAACTTCAGTGTTGTAAATGACACTACATTTGATACAACAGTTTCTAATGAGCTTGATGTAACTGTAGAGTGGAATGCTGCAAGTACAAGTAATTCAATACAAACACAATTATTTGTTTTATCTAAAATATATTAATCATGTCAATTGGAAATTTAAAGACATACGGAAATAAAGGAAACAACTTTCCATTTCAACTTAAAGTATTACAGGGAATTACAGATGTAATTAACTCATTAACAGGTGTAACTACTGGTGCTACAAGAGTAACGAACATTGCAAGACCAACAACTGCAGGGTCAATTGCTGCAGGTGCTTATTCTATATCTATTTCAAATGTGGGTGCAGCTGATGGTGATGTAAAAGGAGTTGCCCTAAAATCAGGTGAAACAATTAACTTTGATGCAGGAGCAATTAATAATACTCTTGATGAAGTAGATTATGATGCCACGGGTACTGAGTTTTTGATTATTTATATTTTATAAAATAACATGAGCACTAGTATTAATTTTAATACAGTTCTTGGTACTATTGGTAAAACATCAATTGTAATATCTAATCCTGCAATCACATGTTCTGATTCAGATGCAGATGCATTTTTACTTGCATCAGGTATTACTGACCCTGTAATAAGTTCTGCTATATGCAATTTAGTAGTTGGGTTAAAAGATAACGGATTATGGACAAAGATGTTAGCAATTTATCCATTTGTTGGAGGAACTGCTACAACTCACAAATTTAATCTGAAGAATCCATTAGATACAAATGCTGCATATAGACTTACTTTTTCAGGAGGGTGGACTCATTCAGCAACTGGTGCAAAACCAAATGGAATAAATGCTTATGCTAATACTTATTTAATTCCTAAGGGAACATTAGATTATGCTTCTTTGGGTTACTATTCAAGAACATCCACAACTGAAAATGGAATTAATGATCAAAATGGTACAGTAATAGGTTCTAGATCAGATAGTGATTCAACATTAAATAATGCATGTTATATGCAAATTAAAACAAACCCAAGCAATATTAATCAGATATTTTATTCACGCACCGGTAGTTCTACAAATGTTGTAGGTAGATTTATTGATTCTAGTGGTATTGGTTTTTTTGCTGGTAGTTTGGATGCTTCTGGTGCTAAAATGTATAAAAATGGAGTAAATCTAACAAGTACCTCTTTTTCTTATACTAGAAATACACCTAATAGATCAATATTTATAGGTGCATTAAATAACAAAAATGATTCGGGTGCAGAATATTCATTGAAAGAATCTGCATTTGCACATATTGGTGATACATTGAATGCCACTGAGATGGCAAATTTATACACGGTTGTTCAAGCATTTCAGACAACTTTAGGAAGACAACTATGATACAGGTAGGATTACTTACAGAAGAACAAAAAAATCAACTTATAGGTCAACTATATGCAGTTGATAGTTATTTTAATCCTATTCAAGATATTAATAATAACTGGGTCATTAGTGAAGAAGAAATGACCGAATGCATCAATTCTGATTTTAATTGGGTAAAATCATTACCTCTTATTGAGTATGTACCTAAATCGGATCCTGAATCAGATATTTAATATTATTTTAGACATTATATAATGATACCTAAAAGATCTAGTCAACTTGAAAGTATCTTCACTAATAGTGAAGCATGTCCTGATGGATTAACAACTCCACCGGCTTGCCCTACACCAGATCCTTGTCCTGAGGATGAACAATGCGCGGAAGTAACTGATGCCAATTGTGTTGTATATACAGGAGAAGATATTGATGCTGGGTCAGAAACTATTATTCCTCAAGATACTACTGTTGCCCAAGGTCTGCAACATATTGTAGATTGGGTAGCTAGTGGTACCGTAGTAGGTACACAAGGTGCACAAGGTACACAGGGAACACAAGGGCTTATAGGAATTCAGGGAGTACAAGGTATTACCGGAGTTCAAGGTCAAATTGGTGTTATAGGTCCACAAGGAGCTGTAGGATCAACTGGAGCTCAAGGTACTGTAGGAACACAAGGTATTACTGGTGATACTGGCTCACAAGGTACGACAGGATCTACTGGAGCCCAAGGAAGTATAGGTGCACAAGGTCAAACAGGTAATACTGGTTCTCAAGGTGCATTTGGTTCTCAAGGAGTTCAAGGTACTACAGGACCTCAGGGTACTGATGGTAATATTGGTGCACAAGGTCTTGTGGGTTTACAAGGAACACAGGGTATTCAAGGTGAGCGTGGATTTATAGGAATTCAAGGTATTCAAGGCATACAAGGTGAAATAGGAATTCAAGGTGTCCAAGGAAGTTTAGGACAACAAGGTACTACAGGGACTCAAGGACAAATAGGTACTCAGGGTACTCAAGGATTACAAGGTGTAATCGGTCCACAGGGTACTGTAGGTAATACTGGTAGTCAGGGATCTACAGGATCTACTGGCTCACAAGGTGCTGTTGGTACACAAGGATCAACAGGTCTTACAGGATCTCAAGGTGCTCAAGGTACTCAAGGATTATTAGGTATTCAAGGAACCGTAGGGAGTCAAGGTATGACTGGTTCTCAAGGTTCTATTGGATTACAAGGAAGTATAGGATTACAAGGTACACAAGGTACACTTGGAAATACAGGATCTCAAGGATCTACTGGTAGTACTGGATCACAGGGTTCTATTGGGATACAAGGTATAACAGGAGATACTGGAGCACAAGGAACAACTGGTTCTACAGGTTCACAAGGTTTAACAGGTTCTCAGGGAACTGCAGGTTTAAATGGATCGCAAGGAATTCAAGGTATAACCGGTGATACAGGTGCTCAGGGCACCCAAGGTATTCTTGGTATACAAGGTACTCAGGGGACATTAGGAGTGCAAGGTCAGATTGGATCTCAGGGTACAACAGGTACACAGGGAATTCAAGGGATCCAGGGTATTACTGGTCTACAAGGTATTCAAGGTATACAAGGGTTATTAGGATCACAAGGAACCTCAGGTAACTCTGTAACTTTATTAGGTAGTGTAGCTACCTCAACTGCATTACCAGGTTGGCCTAACTCATATACTGGAAATATAGGTGATGGATATATTACATTAGATACTGGACATTTATGGGTTTGGGATGGTGCTGAATGGGATGATGTTGGTAATATAACAGGGCCTCAAGGTACTCAAGGTTCTATTGGTATTCAGGGTGTACAAGGTATATTGGGTGTCCAAGGTATTCAAGGATTATTGGGCATACAGGGTGTGCAAGGTACATTAGGTATACAAGGAATAACAGGATTACAGGGAATACAAGGTATTATTGGATCTCAAGGATCTGTAGGTTTACAGGGTACAATAGGAAGCCAAGGTATAACAGGTAGTCAAGGTACTATTGGGGATACAGGATCACAAGGTTCTACTGGATCAACAGGATCACAAGGTTCTATTGGAGCTCAAGGTATAACTGGACTTACAGGAAGTCAAGGATCTACAGGTTCTACAGGTGCACAAGGAACTACTGGTTCTCAAGGTGCTATAGGTTTAACTGGGTCTCAAGGAACACAAGGTACACTTGGTATTCAGGGAGTTCAGGGAACATTGGGTATTCAAGGGTTAACTGGAGTTCAAGGCATACAAGGTATAATAGGTCCAATTGGTCCTCAAGGTACTACTGGAAATACAGGCTCACAAGGAAGCACAGGAAGCACAGGGTCACAAGGTACAACAGGTAGTCAGGGGTCAACAGGAACTACTGGGGCAACTGGTGCTCAGGGTACCACTGGAAGTCAGGGAACTACTGGTGCCACCGGTAATACAGGTGCCCAGGGTGCTATTGGTAGTCAAGGCACAACTGGTGCTACTGGTGCTACAGGTAGTCAGGGTATTCAAGGTATTGTAGGAAATACAGGTGCTCAAGGTGCTACGGGAGCAACAGGTAACACTGGATCCCAAGGTATTCAAGGAATTACAGGTTCACAAGGTACAGTAGGAGCAACTGGATCACAGGGTGCAGTTGGTAGCACTGGTTCACAAGGTACTACCGGAACACAGGGTAGTGTAGGTGCAACTGGATCGCAAGGGACTACAGGTGCTACTGGATCTCAAGGTAGTGTAGGATCTCAAGGAACAACCGGAGCTACAGGAGCTCAAGGTGCTATCGGTAGTACAGGTTCTCAAGGAACCATTGGAACCCAAGGTGCAATTGGTGCAACTGGAAGCCAGGGAGTTACTGGATTACAAGGTATACAAGGGTTGTTAGGTATTCAGGGCTTTACAGGAAGTACTGGATTGCAAGGCACCACAGGAGCTCAAGGAACAGTTGGTACTACAGGGGCTCAAGGGACTACAGGATCCACTGGACTTCAAGGTATCCAAGGTGTCCAAGGATTACAAGGTATTCAGGGTAGACAAGGTACTACTGGTATTACGGGTAATACAGGAGCGCAGGGAACTCAAGGTACCACAGGTGCAACCGGAGGAACTGGTAGCCAAGGTGCTACTGGGACACAGGGATCTGTTGGTTCAACAGGTTCAACAGGAGCCCAAGGTGCAACTGGATCAACAGGTTCAACTGGTGCTCAGGGTGTTCAGGGTATTATTGGATCTACTGGACCACAAGGAAATCAAGGTGCAACAGGTTCTACTGGACCTACAGGGGCACAAGGTATCCAAGGTATAATTGGTACGGGTACACAAGGAACTCAGGGTGTTCAGGGACCTACTGGTGGAGGAGGCTCTATTCCAGGATCAGATAATGAAGTATTAACATCTAATGGAGCTGGTGGAGCAACTGCTGAATCTAATTTAACTTTTGATGGAACTACATTAACATTAGTAGGTTCAAGTGAAATTGATGGTAATAGCGGTCAATTAAGATGGTTTCAAGGAAGTACTTTTTATGGAGGTACTAATGACATCAAAAATAATGTTACTGCAATTGTAGATAGTGGAGTTAGTTCAGTTAATGACTATAATACTCTTGCAGGTTGGGTAGATGATGTAAGATATAATGGTTTAGTAATGACTAGAGCAACTTTTACTTCTTCAGGATCTGCATCAAAGGGTCAATTAGTTGCCATGAGAAATAATGGAACTTGGGAATTAGCAGATGCTGATACCACAAATTCAACATTTTTACTTGGTATTGCATTAGATAATGTAAATGCTGATGAACCTTTTGCTGTTTTATTAAATGGTATCTACTCTACAGTTTATCATGACCAATATGGAAATTCAAATCCTGGGTATCCATTATATATTTCTCCAACAGGAGGTAATGTGACTGAGACAGCTCCATCATCAACAGGACAATATGTTAGATTAATTGGACATAATATTGTACAAGGAGCAGATTATCAAATAGTAAGATTTGATCCAGATTGTACTTGGATAGTTATTTAAATAAAATATTAAAATGATAATCAATAACGTAGGTGTTCAAGCTGAATTAGTAAGTGGTACGAATATTAAAACAGTTAATAATATTTCAGTACTCGGAAATGGTAATGTACCTGTTGGAGGAATACATAATTTATTACCCTCTTTTGGATTTACAAATCCTCAACATACACAAGCAGTATTTGCTGTTGGAAGTCAGACATATAACACAGTTGCAAATAGATTAAATTTTACTCCATATTATCCTGCAAATACAGTTAGATGTGTACAACTGCAGGTCCAAGTAAATACAGGTGTTGTAGCATCATTAATGAGAATTTTAATATATTCTGATAACGGTGGTATACCAGGTACAAAACTTTATGAAAGTACAAGTATAGATACTTCTACATCCGGTATAAAAACAATAACACTTTCATTTACATTTGAAAAGTCAACTGTATATTGGATTACATATCATTATAGTGCATCAAGTGTTGTAATGCAAAACTTTACATCTGCTTCAGTTATTAGTATTTATCAGCAAGGAGGTACAGTATATAATTCATTAATAACAAGCACATATACATTTGGGTCTGCTCCTGCAGCAATTAACTGGGCAACAGCAGGTATTAGTCCTCAAAATGGAGGGGTACATCAATGTTGGATATATAGAACATAAATATTAAAATTTAATATTATGCCACAAATTAGAGAAGAAATATATGATGAAAATGGTTTAGTTCAAGTGATATTTCATGAAGTAGAAGAACCTACTCAAGAAGAATTAATTGCTCAGAAAGAAGCTGAACTTCTTGCAATGTATGAAGAATTAAAAGCATTAAAAGGAGAATAATGTTATATTTGCTGTAAAACCAACAGCAGATGAATAACTTATGCCAACTTGCTCTCCAGAATGGAGGCTCTGTAAATTATTTAATAATACCAGCAAATCTTACTGAAGGCTTAGGACTTACTAACCCTTCTCTACTTATAGTAGATGGGTATTATCTTTTAAATCTAAGACATGTTCAATACGCACTATATCATAGTGAAGGAGAACAAAAATATCAAACACCTTGGGGACCATTAGCATATCTTAATCCGGAAGATGATGTTACTCTTAGAACTACTAACTATCTCTGTCAATTAGATCCTAATACACTTACTATAGATAAGTTTCAGAGAGTTAATACATCTAAGTTAGATGTAACACCTATTTGGGAATTTATTGGTTTAGAAGATGCCAGAGTAGTTTATTGGGATGATACATTATATCTTTCAGGGGTGCGTAGAGATACAACTACTAATGGTGAAGGTAGAATGGAACTCTCTACAATAGAAAAAGAAGCTACAGAAACTAAGAGAGTTAGAATTGAGCCGCCAGGAAAACCATCATACTGTGAAAAAAACTGGATGCCAATTATTGATATGCCTTATCATTATGTCAAATGGACTAATCCTACTGAAGTAGTTAAAGTTGATCCTAAAACGGGAACATCTGAAACAGTATGTTTAGTACAACAAGATGTTCAGTTCCCAAGAGATATTAGAGGTGGATCTCAAGTTATTCCATATCGTGGTATGTACATTGCACTTACCCATGAAGTAGATCTTTGGTATAATGAACAAGGAAGAAAAGATGCTCATTATTATCATAGATTTATTGTATGGGATAAAGACTGGAATATTGTGCACTACTCAGATGAGTTTAAGTTTATGACAGGTGCAATTGAATTCTCATGTGGTTTAGCATTTGATGGTACAGACTTTATTATTCCATTTGGATTCCAAGATTCAACAGCTTATATCTTAAAAGTACCAGCACATGTAATTGAAGATATGTGCAACTTTACTGATAGAGTTGATGCAGTAAATTCTAAAGGAACAACTCCATATAAATTAGAGTTATTCATCAATGACCCGTATAATGCTGATAAAACATTTGATCTTGCAGAATTTTACTTCACACAAGGACATTATGCATCAGCAATGTCTTATTATCTAAGAACTGCAGAGTATTCAGAGAATGATGATAGAACTTATGAAGCAGTATTAATGGTTGCCAAATGTTTGGCTACACTTACAAGAAGACCTGTTACTGAACTTGGTCTTTGGTTAAATGCTCTCAATCTTAATCCAGGAAGACCAGAAGCATATTTATTCTTAAGTGAATACTATGAAAGACAAAAGAACTATCACCAAATGTATAGTTATGCTGTCATGGGATTAAGAAATTTAGATTATGCAAAACCTATAACTCCTAATTTAGGTTATGAAGGTAGTTACCAACTTAGTTTTCAAAAAGCTGTTGCTGCTTGGTGGATAGGTAGAGGAAAAGAATCTAGAGAAATCTTTTTAGAATTAGTTGCAAATGCAGATACATTGTCTGAAAAGTACCAAAACTTGGTACAAACTAATGTAACATCATTAGGTTCCGGACCAGATCCATTCTTAAGATATCATAAAGGTTTACATGATAAATTGAGATATAAGTTTCCTGGATCAGAAACCATCCTGAAAAACTTCTCCCAAACATACCAAGACATGTTTACACTTAGTATGCTTAATGGTAAAAAGAATGGTAGATACTTTGAAATTGGTGCAGCAGATCCATTCCACGGTAGTAATACAGCATTACTAGAAAAATGGGGTTGGACTGGTACATCATTAGAAATCTTAGAACATGAGGTTACTAAGTTTAAACAACAAAGAGAGAATGAGATTATACTATGTGATGCTACAAAGTTTGATTATTCTATACTTAAGGGTCACATTGACTACTTGCAAGTTGACTGTGAACCACCAGGAACTACTTATGAGATCCTTACAATGTTACCTTGGGATCAGTGTACTTTTGGAGTAATTACATATGAACATGATTACTATACTGATGTAACAAAATCTTTTAGAACAAAGTCTAGAAACTTCTTACTAAGTAAAGGTTATATGCTTATTGCAAGTAATATCTCTCCTAATGATGATTGTCCATATGAAGACTGGTGGGTACACCCTAAACATGTTGACGCAGAAATCATTAAGATCATGCTTGCTGCAGATGACACAACTAAAAATGCAGAGAAGTATATGCTAGGAATGTTGTAAAATTTTTTGTATATTATAGATATGAAGTATTTTTTATATCTATTACTTATTGTTTCAGTTTCCTCTTGTTCATTAGAGAAAAGACTAGCTAAATACTGTCCATTATGTACACAGAAAGATAGTACCGAAAGAATCATAGAATATAAAGACACAACAATAACAATACCAGGAGAAACACTTTATATCCAAGATACATTGTATTGTGACTCCCTTGGTAATGTAGTATCTAAGTTAAATGGAATCCTTAGAGATAAAGATGGAAAGATCATAAGTCTACAGACCAAACTTCAGAACAATGTGTATACTTCAAAAGCAACCGTTGATACAATTATTAAAGTAATTAAAGGCAATGATGTATACCACACTAAAGTAGTCACCAAAACATCCAAGCCAGAAAGAATTAAATTTATC